ATGCCTACTGACACCGATACCCGCCACGAATCCGCCCTGCAAGCCACTGGCTGGGCCGAGCCTCGCCTGATGCCGCTCTACGATGCGCTCGACGACCTTTATCGCGAATGGCGCGATCCGGACGGCGGGACCGACCACTTATCGGATATGCTCAAGCGCGCTCGCGACCTTTGCGAGCAGGCCGACGTGATGATCGAGAATATCCGGAAAGGCGGCTTCGCATGACCGCGCTATCCCCGCGCCAGATAACCTTGCTGCGCGACGTGCGGCGGATGGGTTTTATGGCGTTCTTCGATTCCCGCTGCCGCAGCGAAGGGCCGGGTCTGCGCGAGATGGGCATGATCGGCGGTATAGGCGACAGCACCGGCCTTACCGAGGCTGGCTTGGCAGCGGTGCTTGAAGCCGACGCCCAGATCACCCGCCCCAACGCAGCCACCCAATCATCGGGTGCGGCATGACCACCCCTCCCATGTCATCTGACCCGACCTTTCAGACGCGCGCTGAATTGGAGGCGTGGGCAGCGCGAGCCGCGCGGGAGGCGCAGGCTCATCATGTCATGGGTGAGCGCACGTCCGTTTTGGAGGCATTGGCCGTCATTTCGCGCGTGACCCTTGCGCACCCTCATCTGTTCGCCACCCCAACCTCTAACATAAAGGATAACCCCGATGATTGAGCAAGCCAACATTACAGCAGGCCTTCGCATAGCGGCAATAGAAGCCGATGAGGGGGTTATCGCCGCCTCGCGCTTGTGCTCATCCGGTCGCGAGGGTGCTTCACAATCCGAAATGCGTTTGGCCCGTCAGGAATATCTCGCCGAGTTCCTTGCTGACTTCCTTGAACGCCACCGCCCTACCTTGCCGCTGGTTCTTGAATGGCGGGACGGCGCGCCGCCGAAGCCGTGGAGAGATGAATGGTTCATCGCCAAGACGACCTATGGCGACCGTGTCGTTCTGCGCTCGCTTCCCGATGACTGGACCTACGATTTCAAGACGGCTGATGACACGTACATCATGGCGGACAAAATCGCCAAATGGATGCAGTTCCCCGATAGCGATTTTACGGCTCCCGAGAACGAACGCCCTCCCGCCACCCCCAAGGAGGATAACCCCGATGATTGAGTCTGCCGACGCGATCATGAAAGACATCGGGCGCAAATGCTCTGACGACGTGGGGGCGGTAATTCGACGCAACATGGCGTTGATGACCGATCAGCGGGGAGCCTTCATGGTCGCGGCCTACGGTGCCGCCACGGCGATTGGATCGGCAACCGGCGCATTCTCGGCGCTTGCTGACGACCTGCCCGAACCGAACGAAAAGATGGTCGATGAAATGTGGCGCGACTTTCTGCGCCCGCTCGCTCTAGGCCAACTGCCGGACGGGATCTTGTGATGGAAAACGGACTTCTGCCCTGTCCGAACGGATGCACCACCAAAGCGCCTGATTATGTCGGCGCGGAAGGCGTGGGCTATCAGGTGGAGTGCAAGGTCTGTTTCTCGCGGGGGCCGTGGGGCGACTACGGCTTCCAGGCTCAAGCTGGCTGGAACGCCTTGCCCCGCGCCACCCCCAAGGAGGATAACCCCGATGGGAATTGAGGATGATTTAGTTGTGTCTGTTGAACCCCAAGATGATGGGGGCGCTACCCTATCGGGTCGGGCTGGCGGGCCTTGCCCTGAGCCGGTTCCCGTCTCAGCCGTTCCGGCGCTCATCCCTAGCGCAAATGGCCCCGATCTTTGGCGCGAAATTCTCGCGATTATGCCTCCCGGTTCGGTTGTGGCGGGCGGCGCAGTCCGCGATTTTCTACTGGGGGTTGAGCCTAAGGACATTGACGTTTTCATCGACATGGCAGCCGATGGGGCAGCATCCGGTCGTGACCCCCGATTTGGTCTCTACCGGATCGACAACGAGTATGAACGGTTTGAGGAATATGCAGCCGTTTCGGACATCGTGTGCGTCAGCAGCGGCATGTTGATGGGGCGGCGCGTCGATGCGGTCGTAATGGAAAACTACACAGGCGGCGCTGCGCTCGTCGAGGGCTTTGACTTCGGCATCAATCGCTGCTGGTTCGACGGCGAACTTCACGACACCCCGGAAGCCCGCAGCGACCGCGAGGCGAAGCGCGCAACGCTGCTTCTGACCGACCGCATCGAACGCAGCGTGAAGCGGTTTGAACGCTTGCGAGAACGGTGGGGCGACGAATGGCAGATCGAATTGCCCGCGCAAGGGATTGAAGCCCGACAGGGCGGTAACGGCGAAGCCGGTGCCGTTCACGAAAGCCCGACCCCGCTAGGGGATGCGCCCAACACTGATCGCAACCCCCATCAGGAGGACACATCTCATGATACGGACTGAGGGCGGGGATGGGGTGGCTTGCGAAGAATGCGGCGCTCCCAATCCTACATGGTGGTCGGATGACCGAACGCGCGGGATGTGCGGCGACTGCATTGACGCGGAATGGCTGGAGTGGGCGATAACCAGCGGCGACCAGTTCGCAATGACAATCGCCGCCCTCAAAGCCACCCCACCCCAAGGAGATGAAACGTGACCGATGAAGTGAGAACCAGCATGGGCATGACGTTCGTCGCCTTCCGCACCCCGGACAATGCGCGCCTCCTGCTCCCCGGCGTTGAGCCACAAATGGAAGCGGACTTTGACGATCTGCCTACGGTCCCGGTCGAGGATCTGGAAAGCGGCGCACTGGACGCGCTGGCCTCGCAATGGCTGGTCCACCTCTACGCGCGCTGCAACAAGGCTAGCCCGTGGGGGATCGTCTAATGACCCCATCAGACGATCTACAGCGGCTGGTCGAGCGGATCGAGGCGGCTGGCGAGGGTTCGGCGCAGCTTGACCACGCGATTGGCTGCGCGCTGTTTCCTGAGCGTGAAAGTTGGCCGCTTTATACCACCAGCTTGGACGCCGCTATGTCGCTGGTGCCGGAAGGCGCGTGGATATATCTGCGCAACTGCATGGGACCGCAGCCAATGACCTGCGATCTGTTTGAGGCGGACGTTCTGCCAGAAGGCGGCAAGGGTCGCCCGGTCAAGTTCGGTAGGTTGCACACAACAGCACCGCTCGCCCTATGCGCTGCCGCTTTGAGAGCAAGGATGACATCGGATGCTTGAATCGCAATGCACATGCGTCACATGTGGCGCCGAGTTTGTTACCCCAACGCGCTACCTAAAGCGCGGTCGAGGCCGCAACTGTTCCCGGAAATGCTCGCTTGAAGCAGCCCAGAAGGCAAAGTGGGCCAAGCACCACGCTACGGCTGATGAGTGGTTCTGGTCAAAGGTTGATAAGTCAGGTGGGGAGGACGCCTGCTGGCCATGGACTGGGCGCAGGACCAAGACGCGTGGTGGATATGGTCGCCTCGTTTGGCACGGTAGGCTTGTTGGCGCACACCGGATGTCGCTGGCCTTGGTAACCGGCGCGAATCACTCTGAGATGTTCGCCTGCCATCACTGCGACAACCCACCGTGCTGCAACCCGAAGCACCTGTTCTGGGGCACGCCTCAAGACAATACGGACGACTGTGTCGCCAAGGGTCGCAAACGCGGGGCTGCCCAGAAAATCCCACCCGAGGAATGCCTTCTGTTGAGAGAAAGCGGCTGGTCATATTCTAAGCTAGCGGAGCGTTACGGCGTAAATCAAGCCAGCATTGGAAAGCTGCTCAATCGGCAAGCATCCCTCCGCGCCCGCATCACCCAGGAGCAAAGCAATGGTCGAGCTTAAATTCGTCAACAGCGACGCGCGCCCAAAAACGACGACGCTGCAAGTCAGCACTGCCAGCATTGCGCCGATCATGGCTTGGTATGGCGCCTATTATGCTGGCGATCGATACGCGGTTTATGCGGACGGCGAGAAAATGCCGAAGGATCAGAACGGGGAGATGGTCAATGGATAACGACACTATGGTGGCGGTGACGCAGGCCGATAGGGATGCTGCGGCTGCATTGGTGCTGGCTGATGGAAACCAGAAACACCGTGCCGCGCGCATCACGGCGGGGTCGCACGATGAAGCGCCTCTCGTCCAAGCCTTCGCCCGCCACCGCCACCAGTCCGGACGCACCGCGCCATCGCACGAAAACGACACTACGGTGGCGGTGACGCCGGAAGACGTTGACGCAGCCATCGCCACATTCGACGGCGGTTTGAGGCGCCAGAATGGCGAACGAAATGCGCGAGGCTACACCACATTCTATCATCCCAAAGACTCTATGCGAGCGGTGCTGGAGGAGTTTTCCGCCCGCCACCAGTCCGGACGCACCGGGGCGGGGGAGCATCCTGATCTTGCCGGACATATCGCAGACGCCGTGCGCGACGCTTGCAATATCGTCATCGGTAAGGTGGTCAGTTTCGACGACAGCAGGGGTATCGCCAACACGATACTTGACCGCATTAGGATCGCGAACGCCGAGTATGCCGCCCTTTCCCAAAGCACTGCGGGGGAGGATGTTCTGTGATCCACGACAAAATCTCGCCCGAAACCCTAAGAGAGCTTATCGACTACGATCCGGAGACCGGGGCCATGACATGGAGAGAGCGCCCTGAAACCATGTTCAAGGAAGGCACTCGCAGAATACATGGCTGGCTGAGATGGAACAGGCATCGGGCCGGACGCCCCGCTGGGTGTATCGACAGCGGAGGCTATCTAGCCATTCGCGTTCTAGGCACGATCAAGGTTGGCCATAGGGTCGCATGGGCAATTCATTATGGAGCCTACCCGAAGAACCAGATCGACCACATCAACGGCGACCGCAGCGACAACCGCATCGTCAATCTGCGCGACGTTCCCCCGGTCCTTAATTCCCGGAACCGATCCTATAAGAGGCAGCCGAAGTATGGCCATCTCGGGATCAAAAAGTACCGCGGAAAGTGGGCGGCCTCTATAGGCGTGGCAGGGCAAGCCACGCGGCACCTGGGTCAATATGATACCTTGGATGAGGCCATTGAAGCGAGGAAAGCGGCTGAAAAGTTGCTTGGCTATCACCCCAACCATGGCAGGGAGGCAAACCAATGACCGCGCCGACGAAAGCGCAGATCGAAAGGGCGGAACGCATCGCGCGAGAAATCGTGGAACCAGGCACGACCGTGCTTCACGGTGCTATTTACATGGCGGCACGAGACGCCGCCCTCGCCGCGATCATCGAGACGCAGGAGGCGGACGCGCGGATTGCTGAACGGAAGTTTGCCGACGCTGGCTGGTCGGGCAATTACTTCAACGCAGGCCTAAAAATCGCCGCCGCCATTCGTGAAGGGGCCGACCAATGACCGAGCGCCAGACCTTCGCAGTAGGCGAGACGATCCGCCAGCGACACCTAGACGCTGTTGATGCCATGTCCGACGAGATAGCATCGCTGCGAGCGCGGGTGGAGGTGATGGAGGGGGCGTTGCGTGAATCGGAAACCGTGTTCGCGCTGGTCGAGCATCCCAGTTTCGCCGATCCCGACTATCAGGGGCGTATTGAGGCGATGGGCAGCGAAATCGGCTATGGCGCCATGATGGCGGGAGCATCGGCTGCTTGGCGGAAATCCGGTATTATCCCCGGTGGCGAGTTTGTCGCGGGGCCGTGTCAGGCGACCATCACGCGAACGCTGGAAATCATTCGCCAAGCCCTCAAGGACACGCCCGATGAATAGGCGGCGAGCCGACCGGGTTCTCCCTGTCCTAACTCGCCGCCACTAGCCCGATGCCGGAGCAGAGCGGGAACCTGTTGCGCTAACGACGGCGGGATTCGAACTCCGACGGCCTCCCGAGTATCATTGCCAACTTTGCTCAAGAGGTCTTGCTTGGCTTCACCCTTAGACCAGAACCCCAAGCCTAACCCGAAGGTATCAAGGGGCACATCTCAGGAACGTCGCTCGCGCTCATCTTGTATGCCACAATAGGGGCGGGGGTGCAAGAGAATCGTTGCAATTCCGCCGTTTTTTGATAGGATAATAGGATGCATTTAGCCTACAAAGAACTCGTTCCAGAGGACATGCTGCCGGGTGGCAGGCGTAACTCGTACCTCACGACTGAGGGGCAAGACGGGTTTGACGTTCTCGGTCAGCGCTGGGAACCATACTTGATGCTCGGGGACGGCTTCAAAGCGCTCGGCTATCGTCGATCCGATGGAGCGGGCTACGTTCTGCCCGTTATCGACAATAGCACCTTTGAGCCTCGCGACTGCTGGTATGTGGTCTGGTCGCACCCCGGCCTAGGCGGACGACCGGGATGGCATCACAATGCGTTCGGAACCTATGCGACGGCGAATTGCGGCGCGCTGGCGTTCGACACCGTTTACGCCCTCGAACGATACGCGGGCAACAAAGTCAGGTGTCCTGACAGCCCCACAGAGAGAACTTAGACATGGCGCTCGCGCTCACATCCGAAGCTAGATCGCAGCACTTGGCGGCAATCGAAAACGCGCTCACCTACACGCCAGAGCAAGTCGAGGAATACCGCGCTGAAATATGGAAAGCTGTCCGCGCTGGCTATCTGCCTATCGCCGCGCTTGGGGTTGTGAACGCGGCGGTCGCAACGGCCAAGTAGCTTAGGGCTTCACCGCTTCAACGGTAGCCAGTTGCTTGGCTGCCCCAACGCAGATTGCCTTGTCCCCGACAATGTCGCATAGTCCACAACCCATAGAATCCAGAGGCATAAATGCACATTCCCGAGCGACGAAATTATTCCGCGGCCTTCAACGATTACCTTCCGACGTTGCGGGAAATCATTGAAAAATACCCAAACGCGAGCATCCTTGAGCTGGGCGGGGGGCGATTACCATCATTCACGCTCGACCAATTGCCCGATAACGTTGCCACCTACACGGTGAACGACATCGACCCGGCAGAGTTGGAAAAGACCAGCGACGAATATGAAAAAGCCTGTTTCGACGCGACCGGTGATGTGTCGCGCTTTGCGGGACAGTTTGACGTCGTGTTCTCTCGAACACTGATCGAGCATGTCAGCGACGGCTTCAAGATGCACCAGAACATCGTGAAGCTGCTAAAGCCCGGTGGGACTGCATTCCATATGGCGCCCACGCTCTACGCGGCGCCGTTCGTCATCAACAAGTGGTTTCCAGAGGCGATCTCGCGCAAACTGCTTTATCTGTTTTTCCCTAAGCGGAAAGCGGAGCAGTCGAAATTTCCGGCTTATTATTCGTGGTGCTATGGGAACCGCGGCAAGATGACCGACATGTTTCGACGAGCCGGGTTTTCCAAGGTCAAAATCCGCACGTTTTACGGCCACAGCTATTTCCGCAAGATCCCGATCGTCCGTAGCATCGACGGAGCCTTGTCGGCGTTTGCTGCGAAGCGCGACATCGACCGGCTGGGTTCGTTCGCGCACTTTATCACGGTGCGGTGACGGCCTTCTCGCAAAGCCTGCGCCACACGGCGTTCTGCTCGATCAGATCCTTCACGGTCTGGTCAGTGTCGTACTGATTTCCCGGGTCATCAACGCCCGCCGTTGGCGCCGGATCGTACCGGACAACCTTCATCGTCAGGCAGGTATCGGACACAGTTCGCGGTGGTTCGGGCTGACCGCATGCACTCGTTGTAAGCAAGGCAAGCGCGAGGATCGTTGACGGCAGCGCGCGTTTCATTGGCTTTCTCCACGTTCTTGATGACTTCGGCTTGCGCTTCGACGCGTTCGGTGGTGACGCCCTGCTTGACGCCAGCGTCGTGGGCATCGTCAACGGTGTCGTTGAACCACCAGACGGCGCCGCCGATCAGCAGCACGGCAAGGGCGAACAGGATGCCCCACGACGCGATCTTGGCCACTTTCGGGCCAAGGTTCGCGCGAGTCATAAGCAGGGTGGCGATAACGCTGATCATGGCATTGCCCCTTCGTCAACTGTCGGAACAGGATCGTTCGGCTTGTTTGTGATGTGGACGTTCGTCGGATCGTCGATCTTTGCTTTGCCCGCGCTGCTCGACCCGATCCAAAACGCGATGACAGCGACAGCGAACGACTTCCAGGTGCCAACCGTGTCGCCCACCAGCGCAACATCACCGGAGAAGCCGACCACCCAGACACTGAAACCGGCATAGGCTGCCAGTGCGCAGACGCTGAAAAAGACGACAATGCGGAGGTGGGGGATTTTCACCATCAATCCTCCCACTTGCCCGCCAGAAGCGCGGCTTGGAACTTCTCGGCATGACCGGCAATCATGGCATCCTTGTCGGTGCCGTTGATGATCCGGCGCGCGGCCTTGAACTGGTCGAAGGTGCCGGCCTCGCCCGACAGATACTTGCGCAGTCCCTTGCCGGTGAACGCGCCGGTTTCCATTCCAAGGATCAGGATGCGAGCGGCAATGTCAGGCTCAAGCGCGCGGTCGAAGTTGCGCAGAAGGGACCCGTTCAACCCGAGCGCCTTGTCGGCCCACTCATAGTTGAAGTCCCACGTCAGCTGCACCAGCCCGCGGCCATGTTGCGACTGCCCATATTTCCCCGGCTTGGCATAGGGTCGGCCCTTGCCCTTGCCCCACTCGGGAATCGGCTTGAACCGGGCTTCGTGCCATGCCGTCGCCAGCCCATAGGCGAGCCACGACACCGGCCAGTGCGCCGCGCCGATCAGCAGTCGGTTGATAGTATCGACCTGCACCTGGTCGAGCTTGCCCGTCACGGCCTTCACAGCCGCGTAGAACATATCCGGGCGGATAAGCCCCCGTCTGCCGTCCAGCGTCTTGAGAGGGGCCGCAGGGGGCGGAGAATGGACGACAGCCGGGGGAGCGGGCCGCATGACGTGCTGCGCCGCCAGACGGGCCGCGTTGAGCATCTGGATCGGATTCATAAAAGCCTCCTATTCAGGCACGGCAATGGGCGAGTAGAGCGCCCGACAATTCGAGGTGGTGGTGCAAAGGAAATTGAGCTGGTTGCTGGCTTCGTTCACCCAGCGTCCGCGGCTCTTGAGTTGGATGCGCTGGCCTTCAACCTCGCGCTCAAGCTGCTCGACCTTGCCAGCAAGTGTGGCGTTGCTGGACTGGAACCACGAATATGCCGCAAAGATCGCAACGATGATCGCGAACGCGTTTTCCCGCAGGAAACTGAGCAGCCAGTCACCTGTCCGGTTCTCGCTCGTCCTCATTTGCCAGCAGCCGCTTGACGATGAAGCGGAGACCAATGAACGCCAAGCCGAGCGCCAATGCGCTTTCCAACATCACCCGCCCCCCAGCAAAGCAGTATGCCCCACGCCAGCCATCCCGCCGCCGTGAGTAGATTGTAATATACTGTAATTGCTAGAGGATTGCTTGCAAAAACATATCCGATATGACTACAAATCATGCCCACATAGACAAGTCCGATATACTGTTGGGCAGTGCCTTTCGGGCGCGCTAAAATGACCAGCGAGGCCAGCACGTCGATCACCACGAACGCCAGAACCGGGGCCACCCAAAGGGACGAAGCAAGATTGCCTGCCAGCCCCGATGCGAGCATGGCTGCCCACACGCGCAACCTCCTGTCTCCGAACGATAGGGGAAGCGCCACCAGCATGGCGACTTGCCAAGCAGTCACGGCGGCGTCGGCTTTTCAGGGCGCGGAGGGGGCGTCGGGGTGGGTGTTGGCGAAGGGGTTGGCGTGGGTGCCGGGGCCGGATCGGGGGGTGCCATCGTCATTCTCCTGCTAGGGTGTGGATGTCTGATTGCTTGGTCATGTCAGTGGGCCGTCGTGATCGAGAGGAAGCCGAAAGCGGCATCCGCGATAATATCGACGGTCTTGGCCCCGCCCCCGACGTTGAACACCACCTTGACGGTTTCGCCCTGCTTCATCGGGATGCGGGCGCGGGCCTGCATCGTGTATTGGTTCACGTTTGAGCGCATCGCCCCGACGTTGCCCATGCGGTAGGTCCGGCTATAGGTTGTCGCTGAAAAAACGATGTTCGCGTTGTCATATGACGCCGAAAGTCCTTCCAGCGGGATTGCGACCTCAATGTCGTAGAACCCCGTAACAGGGGCCGTAAACACCCCGGTTGCATCATTGTAAGCCGCCAGATTGTCGAATATCTCGTCGTTCGGAATCCAGTCCACATCGGTGCCGTCGCCAGTGCTGTTCGCGAACGCGGCGCTGTTGCGCGCAAACACCCTAACCATCTGGTGAGTGCCGAAGCCAGCCGCCGAAAGATCGACGACCGTGAAAGCTGCCGTCGATCCCAAATGCTCATATGTGAGATCTGTGGCAGCGTTTTCCCGATAGATATGTTCACCGCCCGCCCCCAGCGTGTTGCCGAGAAACCCGCCATTGATCGCCGCCCGCAAGCAATATTGCGTGATGTAGATATGGCTGCCGGTGTAGCCCGCACCTGGCGATGTGTTGATGCCGTTGATGACAATCGACTGGATGCCGGTCGAAGCCCTGCCCAGCAAAAGCTGCTTCGTCCCGGTGTTGCTTTCCAGTTGCAGCAAGTTGATGACGATAGGCCCGCCATTGATGTAGGCGCCCGGTCCGACGTTCTCAGAACAGGACAGGCCTTCGCAAAGCAGCGATCCCGCCTCCCAATAGAAGCCCGCGGTTTCTTCGTCTCCAGTGCCGGTCTGGCCGTTCTGGAAACACCGGATACGGGTCAGCACCATTTCGCCGATCGGGTCGGAACTGCTGACCGCTTTCAGGCCGTTCTCACCGCAGCGATGAGCAAACAAGTCCCGGATCGTCCCGCCGTACACAGCCCCGATGAGGTTAAGTCCAATTTCAGGAGCTTCGCAGACGTGGACATTATCCATCACCAAGCGCACGAACGTTCCTGATTGAGCGCGCCCGTTGATCGTGATGCAATGCCCCGTCGTTCCGCTGGCAGACACTCGCGAGCCGCGAACGATGAAGTCGCGCAGGGTGACGTTGACGCGGCTGTTCCCGGCGTTCGGCGCGGAAAAGGTGAACGCATCCCCCGTCGCGCCGCGGTAGTCGAACTCTGTCCCGCACTGGCCAGCATCCCAGCTGTTGTCGAAATTCTCGCGGCTGGGGTCGCCCGCAATGGTGATCGACTTGCTGGTGCTGACGCCGGTCGCCATGCGGTAGGTGCCGTCTGGGAAATATAGTGTCGCGCCATCGGGGCAGGAGTCGAGCGCGTCTTGAATATACTCGCTAAGATCGGTCGAACCGCTGCGGTCACGAATGGCAGTGCGAAGGTTAGCAGGAATCCACCGCATGATTGAGAGGTGGTCGCGGTTCCAATCGGCCTGCGTCCCCGCGACAGTCGCGGTTAGTGCAAGCTGCTCGCCGACCAGCGCCGCGCCACCAGATGCTGCGAGGGTGGCGCTCCGCGGAATGCCGCCCGCGAAAACCGCCGCGGCCCCCGCCGAAGTGGGGTCAAGGATGAAAGGGCGAAGCGCGGTTGCGGCAGGACCAGCATCATGGCGGTAAACCATGCCCGTTCCGTCGCCTTGATCGACCCAAAACGTCTCGTTCAGCGTCGTGGCCGCGAGGCCTTCGGTGGTGTTGTCATATTCACCCACACCAGCCGCGGCCAAGGCAGCCTGCGCGGACGAAGCGGCGGCGGCACTATACCCGCCTCCGACCAGCAAGCGCAGACGTCGGCGCAGGCGCCCACCGTAATAGACAACAGCCGTGAACTCACTCACGTTCTGATAAAAGCTATACTCGCCCTGCGCGTTAGTCGTCAGCGGATTGCCGATTTCCGTTTCGCTATCGGAGGCATAGAGCAGCGCAAGGTCGCCGTCATCGTCATAGATGTAAACCTCCGCGCCAGGGATCGGTAGGCCGCTCAATTCGTCGGTGACAGTGTCGATGTACTGTTTCATAATGGAACCCCAAGCCCGCCGTAGTTTTCGACATATGCGATCACGTCGCTGGACGTGACCGGGCTGCCGTTCGCGTCCCTGACAGTGCAGGCGAAATCAGCAGTTTCATTCTCCCCGATGCCCACGCCGATGCAGCGGAACGCCGTCGTTTGAGAGGTCGGGTTGATGATCGTCCAATCACCGAGAGCGCCGTCAGTGCGCTCCCATTCAAAGGTGAACGGACCCTGCCCCCCGGTGATGGTGACGGTTGCGTTTTCTGTGGTCACCGCGATGCCGCCGTTAAAGGCCGCGGCCCCATAGACAGTCGGCGGAACGTCAACGGTGAAGGCGCCGTTGGGGGTGTGGATCAGCACCAAGGCGCCGTCCTTGCGCTGGTAAACCTCCTGTTCGACCAACGCTCCGTCCTTGCGGAGAAAAACGCGCCCCTGCGTAACCAGCGCGCCAGATTTACGCAGCGCGATCATGGCGCGATGTCTTTGAACAAAATATCGCCGTCCAAATTCGTCGGATCGGCGGCATCGTGGGCGGTATTGAACAACCGTCCAGACCCGAACGCGCTATTGTGGTAAATATAAGCGCCCGCGCCTTGGCGGTTGATATTGCCCGTGACGTTGCCGCCAGCAGCGGGGACCGGCTCAACGTACCCAAGGGCCGCTTTCATTGCGGCTTGGTTCGCAAGGGAAAGCAACGCACGGCCAAACGGCGTGGTGTCCAGTGCCGCAATGGCGGTCAGGTCTCCGTCAAGGGGCTGGTATTGAACGCCCGTCACGGCGACCGACGACAGGAAATAAATCTCCCCGCCGTCAGCATCGCGAACGCGGATCGAATAGTCATCCCCCGCGGCATAAACGAACGCCGGATTGGCACCGTTGACAATCACGCCGCCGCGAGTGCGAAAAGGCTGTGCGGCGGCAACCGACAGATCATCGTCCCAGAACGTCGCAATGGGATGCGTTTCAGGATCTTGCCCCGGCTCGCCCATATAGACGTAGCCGTTGTGCAACAGTGCGCCCCCGGAATCGAGGAACAGCGGAAAAGGGTTGTCGAGGCGCTGGGTCATGCTACATTCCCGCCCGTGAAAATGTTACTGCGCATTGCCGCCTTCCCCCTGTGCTGGTGGTGGATTCCCAAGTTTGTTGTCTTCTTCGGCGGCACTCCGCAGGGCTGACGGCTGAGCGAACGCTTGGGCGAGACGCTCCTGAAGGCTGAATATGTTATTGGCGAGCGCGGGTTCGGCCTTGGCGATAGCGCCTAGCTGCTTGACGTGAGCGAGCTGGGCTGACGCGTTAGGCTTTTTGGTCAGAGCCACCAACCAGCGCGCGAGGTGCGGGGAAGCGAGCGCCGCGCCGCCGCCGAATTGAAGCGCGCTAAACGCGATTGCGGTGATCGGGTCCACAAAGGCCGCGGTTGCGGCAAGGCCTATGGCGTTCGTCCCAATCGAGGTCTTGCTGTTGTTATCGAAGCCGCGAGAGAACTTGCTTCCCTCGAAAACCGTTGCGAGATCATCCAGCGCTTTGCGGTGATCCCCCTGGAACAGAACAGCCTTGCCACGGTCGCTAAGCTTCGACCACTGAGTCATGAAAACGTCAGCGCTAAAACTGTCATTTGCCGCGCCTTGGCCGCCGGGGTTTGAGTTACCCAAGCGGTCAATGATCGTGGCGCGAACCGTGTTAGCCTCATCCTCCGGCAAGGAGCGGACGGCCCGCGCCAAACTTGCGAAGTCGCCGCCCTTTTGTCCTGCCCAGCGTTCAATCTGCTGGAAGGTGGCTTCCGGCGTCATATTGCCGTCTTTGCCGACCAACTTGGTCATCACGTCGTTCAAACGGGTTTGACGGCCACGCCAATAGTTGTTCGCGCGCGAAAAGGCCTTTGCGGCTTCTGGGCTATGCGCGGCGGCGGCGCGTTCGATGTCCTGCGACAAGCTGCCGTACAGTGCGTCAAGGCTGTCTTTGGACGTGTCTTGCTGTAGCGTCGGGCGACCGGCCTTTTCACCGATATATGAGCGGAACTGCTTGATGTCGTTCCACGACAGGTCGCCAGCATCGAGCGCCTTCTGATAGGCCACCATCTTGGGGTCGCGCACCAGTGTCGCCAGCTCGTCGTTTGACGAAATGCTGCTGTTCAACTCCGCAAGCTTCTGGCGCGTCGCAGTCAGCGCGACGGGCGTGTCGGGCTTGATCGGTATGGCGTCATACAGCTTGCCGCCTCGGTCTCCCGTAGCGGCCTTCCACGTCTCCATGCCCCGCTGCGCGGACTGGCCAGCCCCAACGGTGTCGGTGACGTTGCCAACCGCGCCAGCGACACGGTCGCGGGCCTCGCGAGCCTTTACAGCGATCTTCACCGCAGATTCTGACAAGGGGATGCCGCCGAGTGTGGACTTGGCGACGGACGTGATGAACTGTGTAATCCCTGACCCCGGAACGTCGGCCATCATGTAGTCGAGCTTCTGCCGCTTCGCTGCGTCAGTGAACTCTTGGGCCGCATTGTCCGGGGAGCGAGTAAGCGCCCCAGCGATTTTCTGGCCCACTTGCGTTCCAGCGGCGGCGTCGAAAAGCTTTTTCCCACCCAATGCCGTAGCGCCGCCAAGGCCACCGCCTACTATCGTCCCGCCAACCGTACCGGCGACCCCTTCGCCCTCGCCAGAACCCGCTACAGCGCCGAGCTTGGCGCCCTGTGTAGCGAACTCAGCGGCGGTCTTGGGCGCCTTCATCCACCCTAGTGGAGTGGCAAGCGATCCTGCGATTTCATAGCCAACGCCATATTTGTTGCGGCTTTCCTCTTGGACATACCGCTCAAGGTCGCGCTCGCGCTGATAGCCTTCCACAGGGCTGCCACCCGTCACAGCATCATAAACGCCGCCAAGAACGCCAGCGGCCTCATCTGACCAGTTCATCATCCCGCCCTTGGCGAGAAGCGAGGCGCGGGTTGTCGGGTCATCGCCGTAACGCTCGGTGGCCAAACGCTCTAGCTCGGCACGACGGGCGGCATCGGCAGCCTCGTAGTTTGGCTGTGTGCCAAAAGCCTCACCCTTGCGGACAGCCTCGAAAAAGGTGTCATCGGCGGACATGGCGCCGCCCTGAATGCCCATCGACTGATAGAACGCTGAAAGCTGGTCAGGCCCGAAATTCGGGTTGCCCGCATTGGCTTTTAGGAACGCGTCAAGCGCACCCTGCTGTTGCGGGTTGAGGCGCGGCGCTTCGATCTGCGAACCAAACGCGCCAGTGCCTTGGTCCATGTCGAACGCGAGGTTATCCGCCGTAGCGCCGGGGATTTGCCCGCGGCGCTGCTGACCCGGTGCGAACTCGCCCAGCCCGTTGGCTTGGTCATACTCCTGAAACAGCGGGACTAGTGGGTCGGCGTCATGACCGCCGATAATGACGGTCGGGTCAAGATTGAACGACTGCGCCTGCTGTCCATAATACTCGCGGCGCTGGTTGTAGCCCTTCACGAGCGTCCCCAAGCGAGAGATCATCTCACGGCGGATGCGGGTACGATTTTCCGGCGTAAACATGCCGGTTTTTGCGTCGATTCCGAAATCACGCTTGGCTTTTTCAATTCGGCTGGTCAGCGCCCCCTGCGCGTCAGCCACACCCTCGCGCTCCCCCTCGTTGACGACGCCCTCGTCCATTGTCTTGACGTAAAGCGTGATCAGCGTGTTATCGCCGAAGGGGTTGTCCGCAGTCTTTAGACCAGTGGCAAGGTTGCCGATGCGGTCGCGATAGGCCGCAATGGTCGGATCGCGGTTGTACTGCTCCGATAACTTAACGGTGTGATCGAACCGCTTGTCACCGCGATCATTGACCTCGCGGCGCGCGTCGCGCGCGTTCCCCTCACCCTGATAACCGAGCGAAGTGTCGGCGCGGTTGGCGTCATCGATAGCCCCTTGGTCGGCAATGAACACAGGGCGGCGTGGTTGCTGCGCCTGCTGGGGCGCAGAACCGTTCAACTGGGATAGCAAAGCCGGGTCAGTAACCTTTTGCATCAGTTTACCTCAAACCAGTCTTTGCCGCGCTGGACGTAACGCTTGCCGCCGACCACCTTGCCGATCTGGACCTTTTGGTTCCGGAGCCATGCCTGAGCGCGCTCCTTGCCGTTCGGGCCAAGTGACGCCTCGATCCGAGCGAAGTCCTCCGCCGTGATGAATTTGGATCGCATGGCTCCGCCAAGGATTGCGGCAGCTTCATCTTCGGTCGCCGCGCGACCGCCAGTGTCACCCCCTCCCCCAGTTTCTCCCTGAGACGGTGCGGGACCGCCGCCAGCGAGGTCGGACGAGCGATAGAACGTCGTCCCGTACTTGTTGTTGGACTCGACGAAAGGATCGTATTTATTGCGCGCGAAGTTGTCAGCGGCTTCCTGCCCGAAGTTCGCCTTGATATACTCGTACTGCTTTTCAAATTCGGTGCCGCCCGGATTGACCACCCCGGCAATCGACGCGAACTTGTCCGGTCCCGCCGCCACCTGTAGCTGCGCGGTCACGGCCAACAGGGCGCGGTTGCGCTCTGCTGGATCGCCGCTCTCCAGCGCCGTCACGATGGCTTCATCGTCTTCCGTGTCCTGCCCCGCCGCCTTGTCCGCTTCGATGCGCTTGCGCAGGCTCGCGATCACCTTGTCGTCAGCGCCATTCTTGAGCAGAAAATACGTGTCTGCCGTCTCGCGGAAGTTGGCCTCCTTTACCGCGGCGTCCTGCATGTCCCACGACCGCTTCAAGGCTTCCGACTGCTTGGGATAGCGACGCGACAGAGAAGCCAGCGCCATCGGCTGCTGATCGGGGGGGAGCGTCCCCACCGTCTCCATATCGCGCTGATAGGCCATCTGTTCGGCCTGCTCGCGCTGGTCGTCCTGTTGCTTGGCCTGGAATACCTGCTGGCGCAGCCCCACGTCCTGCCGCTGCAAGTCAATCTGCTGTTGCTGCAAATACTGCTCGGCGAGGTTCGGGATTAGCAACGCACCGCTGCGGAGGATGGCGCCCTGATCGATCGGCTGGACCATCAGAACAGCCCCTTGAACATGCTCATGAAGCCGTTGCCGCTCGCCATCTTGTCAAGCTCACCGCCGACGTTGTTCCAGATTTGCGAGTTGATGCCGCCGCGCGTCAGTAGGCCACCTGCGCGAACCTGACCCTGTTGGCCGAGCGTGTTGGAGATGTTGTTCGATGCGTTGGCGCCGAATGCCGAGACGCTATCGGTCGCGCCCTGACCCAAGCCAGCAAGGCCAGCGAGGCGGGCAATCTGCTGGTTCAACTGATCAGCAAAAGCGTCCGAACGGAAGTCGGCAAGGCCGCGCTGCATGTTGCCGCCACGAAGGCCACCAGTGGCCGAAGCATTGGCAAGCAAGGCCTCTTCACCATTGCGGATGACAGAGGCCAGCATGGGGCTGTTCTGGACGTTTACGAGGCCTGCGGACTGTGCGTCGGCACCGTTGATGCCGATAAGGTCGGAAAGGCCAGAAAGACCGCCTAGGCCGGATTGCAGATACGGTGCGTAATCGGCGCGCGTGACATCGAACTGGCGGCGCTGCTCGCCAATCGCCTTGTCCAGATACTCAAGCTGTGCGGCCTCCGCCTTGCGCGAAGCCTTCTTGGCGCTGCTCCCGCCGAAGATCGAGCCAACTAGGCTGAAAAGTCCAATCGTACCTACTCCGATAGAAGCGCTGAAAGCTTCTACCGCGCGCGCGGAATCGGTTCATTCGGGCAGATTACGTGACACGGACCTTGAACGTCGATCCGGTGAGATACGCCTCACCCACTTCCACCCCGCCAGCCGCTGCGGCGGCGTCATCGGCATAGTCGCCAAGTCCGCTGAATTTCGGGGATGCCAGCGTCTTGTTCGACAGCGTTTCTATGTTGGCCTGCGTCGCGACAATACCGGTCAGCGGAATGGCTACCGTGGTATTGCCCGCCAGCGTGAACGATAGCGTGAAGTTGCCATTGACCAGCGGAACCTTGCTGCTGGTCCGCACGGTGAGCGTGGAGCCGCTATCGACCCCGACCAGCCCCTGACCAAGCACAAGCACCCGCTCGCCCTCAAACGCCCCGTTAGGTGCCAGCACGATGACAGAGGCGTCTTTCATGGCCGTCGTCGCCGTGGCCTGCGTTTCCAGCCCCGTAGTGGCGTCGTCAACCGCCTGCGCCTGCGTTTCCATCGCGCGGATCATGCGGGGATTGTCGAACACCTCGCCCAGCAAGCGGCGGTCCAGCTTATCGCGCACCTTCACGACAGCGGCTCCACATCGGCCTCAATCTTGGTGAAACCGGGCATTGATGCATCATAACCACGGAAGCGGAATGTCGCGTAATTGGGGATGCGGCAATTCGGGCGCCAGATGATGCGTTTACGACGCTCACCAGCCTTGCCCAGCCGGATCATGCGCTCCCGGCTATATGTCTGCCCATCGGTGGAATAGCTGAAATACGCCGTCGCTTCCTCGCCGAACGGCATACGTCCCGGTAAGCCGACCAGTTCAATAGAGCCAAGAATATACGCCCCGCCGTCAGCGTGGGCAAAGGGCGTATCGAACCGCCATTCGACCGGATCGCCAAGGATTGTCGCGACAGCATTGGACAGCCTTCCGACCTGATCGCCGACAGCCGCGTACCATTCGCCGTCGATCTCCACGGCGTGGCGCGGGCAGTCTGTGCGGCGATACCATATCCGCTGGCTGACCTGACGGCTCGCCCCGTCGCAATAGACCCACGTCTCCCCGGTGGGCAGATGAACAAGTAGGCGCTTTTCGTCGAGGAATGTCCACGCTTCTAGCTCAATCGAGGCAGGATCACCCACCAACTCCAGCGCACGGTCCAGCGCGCGGGTGCTGATCTTGATCGCGGTCCCCGAACCGGCGACATACACCCCCAATGCCTCATTGCGACCAGACCCGACAAAGGCGAAGCTCTCGGCAAAGCCGCACTTGGCGCGCGGCCCAACACAGCCGTAAGGAATGGTCGCACCGTCGATCACGCCGAACGGAAAGCCGTTGCCGCCAACGTTCTGCAACACCTCGATAGTATGGCGTCCTGTAGCATGAACCTCGCCGCGGACCTTGATGATCCCGGTGATCATGTCGGGATCTTCTTCCGCCGAGCCATATTTGAGCGGGTCAACGGCGGTCGGGTCAGAAAGCTGCGTAACCACAAGGAACGTGCCGTCCGTGGTCATGTAATAACCATCGGTCCAGATAACGTCGTTCACGCGGCCAAGGTCGGGATCGGTGACTTGCGTAAGTCCGTTGGCGTCCAGATAATACAGCGCCTCACCTGAGTTGATGCCGAGCCGGTCAAAGCCGTAGTCCATGGCTACAGGACCAGTCCCGCCCACATCGCCGATGATTCCAACGCCGATCTCCACCAGACTGGTCCCCATCACGCGAAGATGCCTGCCCTGCCAGATAATCGCCCCCCGATCCTCGCCGGGGCCGGTGTAGAACTCGGTCAATCCGGCTGGCGCGCGAAACTGGCCGGTGGAAATCTTGTTATCGACCGCGACAGGCTCAAGGTTCAGCGGGACGCTCTCAACGAACTCCGCTTGACTGTTAGCGACCATGCCGCCGAGAAGGGGGATGCTTGGCATTCGACTACTCCCTAAAATGACTTCGCGCCGACGTAAGGCGTCAGCTTCCCGACAAGGATTGAGGTTCTGGCGCCCACGTAAATGCCCATCCCGGCGATGGCAGACGCGCCGCTTAGGTTGGAGCCAGCGCCGACGATGACGCCAGAGGCCGACAATACTCTGAAACGTGCCGCTCCACCGACTACCGCGGCACCCTGACCAGCAAGTGCACCAGAAGCGGCATGTGTGACCGTGCTTGTGGTCCGGTCCGCCGAGCCGGTAACTGTCCCCTGCTGCCCGGCCAGAACACCGGACGTTCCGAAGCTTCTGAACCGTAGTGAGGCGCCGCTTAACGAGGCTCCCTGACCGCTCAATGCGCCGAATGAACCGAAATCACGTCGTCTAGCCGCAGTGCCGGAAATCGAACCAAGCTGGCCTGCCAGCGCTCCAGAAGCGGGGTGCGCCCTGAACCGGGTAGTCGAACCGCTAACGCTGCCTAGCTGTGCCGTGAGGCTGCCAGAGGCCGCGTGAGTGACCGGCGCTGTCGCACGGGCCGCTGCGCCTGAAATAGACCCTATCTGCCCCGTTAGAATCCCGCTGGACGCCATAGTCCGCTTGCGAGCGGCTGAACCGGCGACGCTCCCCAATTGTCCTGTGAACGCGCCACTTGTTCCGTGGATCGCGACATGGGCGGCGGAACCCGCAATAGAAGCTGACAATCCCGGCAACGCGCCCGTTGTATCGTGCGTTGTCGCGCCGCCCGCCTCGGTAAAGTACACCCGGCATTCGACATGGTCAGCGAACGGCTGATGATTGGCTGTCGAACGGATTGCGACGATTTCCATGCCGAAAGCTGATGAACGAATATCGCTATCGGTTAACGTCGAGCCCCATTTATCAGCGGCCCCGCCATAGGTTCTTTGAGGGACAGGAATAACCAAACTGGCCCAGGCTGTCGCGCTGGCTTGATTGCTGCCCTTGCGGTCGGCTGCTGTTCCCGCCGAGTGCATGACCAACTGGATTAGATTATCGGTCAGTCCCGTCCCGCTGCCAGCGACGGCGATCCGAATTTCGATCCCGTCGATGGTCGAACCAGAGGGGATGTCGCTCGTTGTAAATCCAAAATCACGCGCTCGAAGGGGGAAGGTTCGCTGACCGCTTTTCAGCGAGTTCGTTTTGAGAATAGACGCTGAGCCTGAATTGTCCGCGTCACGCGCCGATAGCTCACTGCCTGCGATCGCAGCCCCGGTTCCCTTTGTCCAAGGCCAGTTTCCAACACTGTCATTATAGTCGCTGGCGACAGCGGCGGATTTCCATCCGGTGACGGCCATTAACGCCGCCTCTCGATGACGCCTTCGTCAAGCTGGCGCGCGATGTTCGGCAAATCGTCGGCGTTCCAACGCTCGGACAGCATTTCACCCTCGGTCCGAGAGGTTGCGAAATAGATGTCCAGATGCGCGGCCATGCGTGGGTCATCGCGAGTGGCAACCTCGGAAAAGGCGACTCGAACAGCATGGGACAGGCTGTCGGCCATTTCCGTTCTCGCCCACACCGCCCATTCGCGATGCTCGTCGATAAGGCGCGCGATCATCTGCCGCATTGTTGCGCCAAGTGCTTGCTGCTCGCCCAGCCATACGAGCGACTCATCGCAGGCTTCATGTTCGCGCGCGGCATCGATGAATCCTGCCAGCGGGTCGTTGATGCCGACGAGGGGGGTCGCGCTTGCCACGGGCTATCTCCCGCCCACCAGAGTCAGGCGCTAAGCGCGGTATAGGTCAGCGACGAACAGGAAACGGTGTCTCCAGAGGCTACAGTCAGGCCGTTGGTCATATTGATGTCGGAACCAGAGCCAGCGACCGCGCAATGAATTACGACAGCCCCGCCGCTAGTTTGCAGCGTTGCCGTCGCGACAGCCGAAGCGTTTCCGGTTGCGTTCGTGTCCGACGTGATCGCGTTTGCCGTGGCAGTGCCCGATGACGATGCGCCAAATGCGGTTGTCGAAAGGGAAAGCGTGGCGACCGTCGTTCCCGGCGAGCCGACTGTGCCGGTCAGTCGAAAGGCCAGCTTGCCAGACGCGCCGATCAGCGCCGTGACGGCATCGGTTGCAGCGTTGCGGGCCGCGGTGGAGTGAGTGACGGCCATTATTCCTGTTCCTCGCTGGTTTCTTCGCCTGTGATTTTGCCCACAAGCTCGTAAGTTTCGACTTCGCCGGTTTCGGCGCGCTTCACTTCAACGGTGAAGCGCAACTCACCGGGCTGCCCATTCAAGCTTTGCATCTCGCTCACTCCTCCGTTGGCCCAAAGATTGCGTAACCAAACTCATTCGCTTCGGGGGCCACCGCGAAGCCGAACTTGATGTCGTTGACGGTCGGCGTCGAAATGTCGGGAATGACTCGCTCGTAAGGCGGCTCATTGCGCCAGACATGCGCGCCGACAGCGAACGTCGAAAGGCCATGGAACACCGTGATTTCATCATCCGCCCCGTTGCCCAGCGTTCCGGTCATCCAGATTGCAGACGGCCCTTGTGGCCCGCGCTCCCCCGGAACCCCGCCTGTCGTCTCCACGGCCTCGACACGGCGGTTGATGCTGCCAACCACCTCGGCAAGCTCCCGCAGCCTCTGAAAGGCGATGTTGTCGGTCATGACGATGCAATTGCGGCAAGGTCGCCGGGATCACCCGCGGGCGCGAACTCATCCTCGACCGAATAGTCGGGGAAGTACGGGCTACCATAGCGGAAGCGGGCTCCGGCGCCGCGGAGCGTACCGGGTGCGAACGGGATGCGCGGAACGACCGCATACTGCCCCTTGATGTAGGCAAATGACTGCGCAGCGGTGGCACGGAAACTATCGGGGATCGCCTTACCGAATGCTGTCATCAGCCGAAGCGCAAGCGCTTGGGACACGCCATGCACGGTGTCAGGGGGGAGATTGGATAACTCCGCCTCTCCCCCTTCCCCGTAACCGGTGTTGTCGTAGCCGAGCAGCGACCAAGGCCATTCCGACATCATCGCATTGAGACGGCGCAGCGCCATCAGCGATTCCTCTGGCGTCCGGTCGAAGTCAAAGCCAGACAGGCGGCAGTCCTCAAACGCCATGTCGATAATATCCGACTTTGGCGGGCCAATCGCTGATACGGGTATGGTCGTGGTCATAAACCGGCCTCCACTGGAAAGGTCATTGCTGGCCCTTCAAGTGGAAGGAGGGAGCCGAAGCCCCCTCCAACCATTAAGTCTGCGAGAACAACTGGCAGCCGACCATCTCGGGATTGAGAATGGCGGTGCCAAAGTCGATGTCCCAACGCGCCTTGACGCTGAGATCGTTGATCGCGCCCTGACGGGTGTAGGTGATGCCGATGCCCAGATCGGTGGTGGCGCGCATGACGTTCCAGCCATCTTCCGGGTCCACCGTGTAGCTGCCGGGGATCAGGATCAGCGCTTCCTTGCGGAAGAACGGATTCATCGCACCAGCGACGGTGTTCAGCCAAACCAGCGGCGTGGTCGTCGCCGGAGCGTTCGACACGTTCGCATATTCCTTGGAACCAATCGAACCTTCTGCGGCGTCGATGATCGCGGGGTAAATGCGGAGCGTGTTGGCCGCAGGCTTGTCGATGACACGGAACGTCTTGAGGACGCCCGTTGACTGCTTGGTGATCAGGTGCAGTTCGAAAACGCCTGCCATGGTGAACGCATCCCCCACCTTGACGTTGGCATAGGTGCCGCCGTTGACAACGAGGTCAGTGTAGCGGTTGTCCTTGTTTTCGGTCAGGCCTGCCGACGTGGTGGTCGCAGCCGGGACGGTGCGCTGGTTGGCACCGTTGACAGCGACGGCCCCGCCAGTAGCGGCAGCAAGGCGAAGCTCCTGGTCGTTCTTGAACACCTCGAAACCAGCGATGTCGTGACGGATCAGCGCCTGTTCGTATGCGTCCTTCGACCGCTTGGTATCTTCCGAACGGCTGGCGAGGTTGGCTGCCATGGCGTTCATTGCCGACGGGCTGTAAAACGCCTTGCGGCCATCCTGCGGGACGCCAATGCGGGTGAACATGACGTCCAGATCGGCAACGTCATCATAGCCGGTCGGGGCGGCTGCGCGCTTCGACACGACCGAACCGTAAAGGGCGGCGGTGTTGAAACAGGCCATGTTGACATCGCTCGCCAGCTTCTGCTTGGCGGCGCGGCCCATCTGGTCCATCGCATAGGCGTTGCGCAGGTTCTTGGACGACAGCGTCTTGGGGATGGCTTTGTGGTAGCCGACCGATGCGGGGACGTTGAGCTGGGTCAGGCCGTCAAAGTTGGCCGACTGGTCGAAACCGTCATAGCTGAAACCGATCATCGGCGCCGGAACCCAGAACTTGTCCTGAGCATTGACGGCTTCCTGCGCGGTATGCGGGGCGTGGAGGTCGAAACCCTTGGAAATGACGAGCTGGTCATCGAAACCCTCGATAACCTTGTCGAACATCACCTGCTCTTCTTTGGTGAAACTGGTAGCCATGTGAAAACACTCCAAATGATAAGGGGTTTCCGCTGGCTCTCCCGTTACAGTCGGAGGTCACTGGTGTTGCGGACGCGGAGAGATTACCCCGCCGCGTCCGTCACTTCATTCGGGCAGATTACGCGGCCTTCTTACCTGCCTTGTCCTTGCGGTATTTGATCAGCGCGGTGCGGTCTCCGGTGCGCTGGGCTTCCGCCTCCAGCTTCGCCTCTTGCTTGTCGGTGGCCGTTCCGGGGCGGGCGTCACCAGCGCGGATATGCTCCGGCGCGGGCGCCTTGCGATTCTTGACAGTCATTTGCATCTCCGTTCGCGCGACTTCGGTGATGAATTTCACCGGGTTCTTGATTTCGAGCAGGGCTTTCATGCGGGTGGGGTTCTTGCCCAGCGCATAGATCAGCTTGGCGGGGTCTTTCGCCGCCGTGGCAAAGATGAATTGCTGCTCAGGGGTCAGCATCTCCATCGTGGCAGGAACGATGTCATCCTTGTCGGGGTAGGTCAGCGCCGCCAGCCCGGTGGTGAGGTTCTGCACGTCCCGTTGCGCTTCTGCTTGCAGGTCGGTCGGCTCGCTCGCCTGCGTCTGGGCCGTTACCTTGCGCTCGTTCCACGCATCGACAGCGGCGTCGTAGGCTTCATCATCCCAATCAAACTCCTCGCGGGTCGGACGGGGGCCAACGTCAATCGGGGCTGCCGGTTTGTCTAGCTCGGCAATGCGCTTGTTCGCCAAGGCAAGAGCGCGGTCGCGTTCCTTGATCTCGTTGCGCAGGCGCTTGGGGAGGTCGGGCGCGGTGTCGTCGTCATCTTCCTCGCCGAAACCGATTTCTTCCTCGATCTCGGTATCGTCATCGTCGGCCTTAAGCCCCTCATGAGCGCCAGCGGCCTCAAGCTCGTCGCCCAGATCGATGAGGTCATTGTGCAGCTCCGCCTCGTCAGCGGTGAACTGTGTAGCCATGTCATTCACTCCTACGCGGCAGCTTTAGAATGGCGCGCCGGGGGCCATGTTAAGGGGACGACCCCCTGAATCATTCGCGGGAGGCATGGCTTTGACACCCGCGTTGGTAAGTGTTTCGATGGTCTTGGCCTTGGTGAGCGCGACTTCCTCGATCTTCTTGAGGGTGTCGGCTTTGTCCTTCTCAGCCTGTGCGTTGAGCGCGTTCGACTGACCCTCTGCCAGCATCGTGGCCGGGTCCGGTCCAGCCTGTTCCTGCTGCTGCGCCATTGCGGCCTGTTCTTCCTCGTTCGGCTCGACCAGCCCAATGGAAATGCCGCGCTTGCGAGCGAAGGCTTGCAGATCCTCGATCCCGTCGCCGTCCGTGTTCATTGCCGCCGTGATGATCGCAGCCTGTGCGAACTCGATATCCTGTGCGCGCAAGGCCACTTCCGCCATGTTCAAGGCGCTGCGAACGGTCTTGTCCCTACGGGTAGCGGTGGCCTCGGTGACGCTGGCGATGACCTTGTACTGACCTCGCGCGAAGTCGTTGCGCACACTCGACACGCCGCGCGCATCGGTGAACGCCTCCATCAGCTTGGCGGAGCCGTCGTCGCCGTCCTCGGTCATCGTCGCGACTTCGCGTTCTTCCTCAACGTAAACGTCGGGCAGCATTCCGATGTAGATGTCGCCCTCGCAGGCTACGGAGATGCCCATGTTGTCGAGATAGATCCCCGACTTGGCATCAACACGCGCCGCGGCAATATCCATCGCGTCCGCAGACGTGTTGGCCTTGACCGTGTCGGCGCCGTCCTGATCTTCCTCGGTAAGGTCGTTGTTAGCCACTTGGAGCAATGCGGCGGTGACGGGCGCAACGTCTGGCGGCTTCACATAGCCGATGGGACCGGACGACAGTATCTGCCCGGTCATTGGGTCAATCAGCGGGTTGACCAGTGCGTAGGGGTGGCGATCGATATGCAGGCGCGACCACAGATCAGCCAGATTAGGCGGCATCTGCTCGGCGGCGAAGATCGGCACTTCCTGCGGCGAGCGGGCGTTCGTCTCAGCCAAGCGGGACACGTTGCTGTTGTAGAGCCGCTGGGCGTCCATGCGGTCCTGAACATGACCCTTGAAACGCTCCTGCCCGTCAACATAGGCGCGCTGGCCATAGACAGGGACAATCGGAATGCGCGACCCGGCAATGGTGCCGTGATCCTCCAGCACTTCCGAGCCTGACAGAACGTACTTGTGAACGCGCAGGCGCTTGCGGCGCTGTGTCTCCACCGTCCAGCCAGCAAGCTTCTTTTCTTCTAGCTGCTCGTCCTCGATCTCGGTACGCCAGAAACGCTCTTGCGCCCCGGTAATCGTCTGGGTCAGCACGAACAGCTTCTCAGCCTTGCGCTCGACCTCGTAATATTCGCAGGTCATCACGACATCGGAGCGGTACCAGTCGTAAGTCGGCTTGGTTACGCCGTCAGGCCATGATGTCGGGGTGTCCGCACCGAACTCGTCGGCAAAGGCTTCGGGCGTGAACGGCACCAGCACGAACGCAAAGCCTGCATCCCGCTTGTCGTAACGCTTGGACTGCGGATCGAAGAACACATGCTGGTCGGCGTCGGTGATGATCAGTCCGGGGTTGATCCGCTGGTGATCATTGTCCCTGTCGTCCTCATCCTCAAATACGTTAGCAAGACGGTACGCACCAAAGCCACCGCGGATCGCCTCATAGAACGCATTGTCGCGGGCTTCCTGCGCGCCATACTTGTGGCTGTCCGCACGATGCATCCCGGCAATGGTGTCGGCGGTGTCCTGATTGCTGTCGCCACCATCGGGCTTGAAGTCAGGGATGATGCGGTTTTCGCGGTAGTCCGTCTCGATCTTGCGGATTGCCCGCCCGATCTTGGGAATCTCTACCCGGATGCTGTTCTCAAACTGCTCGCCCCACGGCCCCTCCCATTGCGCGCCGGGAATCTCGACGAACCGGCGAGCGGCCATCGCTTCTTCGCGCATCGGGATTTGCGGACAGACGGTGTTGTCGAAACGACGCAAGGCGCGCTTATGCACCTCGCGGAGACGGTCATCGTCTTTGGGCTTGTCGTCATCGTCCACATAGCGGGTTTACTGTCACCGCTTCTGTGCTGCATTCGGGCAGATTACCGGCGATTGGCCACCATGACGGTCTTGGGGATGGAGATGGACACCGTCTTAGGCTTACCAGCCAGCGCACGGCGGGCGCCCTCCACCGCATAGCGCAGCGCGTCGATGCAGTGGTTGTTCTTATCCTCCAGCACCCCAAGCACCTGACCAGTGAGCGGATCGGTCTTGAAACTGTAGTGCGTCAGCTCGTCAATGAGATGCTGGCAGCGCGGGTGAACCACGATGTCATAGGACTTGAGGAACTGCACCCCTTCCTCGACCGAACGCGCGCCCTTGAGCGCCGGGGCGATGCGCGGGAAGCCATGATTGCGCAGATAGCTGATTGTTTCAGGCCGCGAGCTGTCAGCCGTCAGCCAGTATTTCTCGGCATCGGGGACGGTGAGGAACATCTGCGGCAGATCATTGATCTCAATGCCAATGCCCCACGCCTCATGGTCCACATACAGGCGGGTGCCGTCGATCCAGCAGCGCAGCACGATAGACGGGTCAACGCTAAACCCAAAGTCGGCGCCAAGCCGGTACTCGACATTGTCGGGGCTATCAAATTCCTCGACGGACCAGTTGCGGAACACCCTGCTCTCGCTGTTCTGCCGGTATTTGCCCAGCCAAACGTGATTATATTTGTCGATGTCGCGGGCGCGGTCAAACTCCATCGCCACCCTAAGCACGTCAGGGAACCACGGATTGTCGGGATAATTCACCTCTCGCACGATGCTGTCAGGAGGTGGGCCGTTCTCACCGCGGAACATCACGTCAATCGGATCGGTCGGGAGGTCAGGGTTCCACGTCCAGATAAGCCGTGATCCAGGCGCGCGAATGGTCGGCACCACGGTATCAATGCTCGACTGGCTGAATGCCTGCGCCTCGTCGCCCCAGAACGTGGTCACGCCCTCTATTGACTTCAATCCCGACGCATTGCCGCGCACCCCGTTGAACAGGAACAGGCTATCATGCGGCCCCCGTATCTCCGTCTCTGTGCTGACGAATGCCGAGCGAACTCCCAGCCGGTCGATCTCGTCGTCTAGGACGCGCTTGGAGCTGTCCTTGATCGATCGCTGCGTCTCTCTGCCGCATAGCACCCGTTCATGGCGCTCCATCGCTTGCAGGACCAGCCCCGTTGCGACAGTGCGCGTCTTGCCGGGGCCGCGTCCGCCATGCCATGCGAGGTGGCGGAATGGCAGCCATAGGTCGCCAGCGTACTCGGGCAGATCGACCTGCCTCATTCAGTGTCAGCGGAAGTGCGCACCAAGTTGACAGCGAAGCCCTCAGGCAGCGGATTGTCGGGGTCATTGCCGTGCAAGGTCTTGTCGCCGTACTTCTTCGGAGCCAGTTTGGCAGCGCGCCACTGGCGGGCATGAATGCGCAGCTTCACAACCTGCCAATCATCCGCCGTCGCATCGTCCGCCATATTGACGATGTTGTCGGCCTCAAACTCTTGCTGAGCCTCCCTTGCGCGCGCGATACGTGCCGCAAATTCTGGGTCTCTCGCCATCTTGCGATAAACGGTATCATCGGACGGCAAATGGTCATCAGCACATATCTGCTTGATGCCCTCACCCCCCGCTAGGCGGTCGCATATCTCTTGGACGAATGTCTCGTTATCGAGAACGCTGGAATCTTTAGGCCGTCCCATGACGTAACCCTTTCATTTGCCACAACGCGCGACGGCGAGCGCTTTCTGCCCATTTCCATTTCTGCTTTGCGGAAGGCTCTGGCGCCCACATAATGTCCCAGCGCGATATGGCCCCGCCATTCTCGCTACGGCCTGTGAATATGGTCACGCTCATAACCCTACCCCTCTACCATGTCATTGCTGCGGTTGCGCTTGAGCAGATTACGGACCCGGCTGCGGGCGGCGTTCTCAGATACGCCCAGCTTCTCGGCTGCCTCGATCAAGCCCCTCGGCGTATGGCGAGCCTTGAGCAGGATGCGATCATCCTTGGCTGTCCAGCGGTAAAGGCGGCGGGGCAGTGCGCGGGTTGTGCGGCGTACCAGTATCTCGACCAGCTTGCTTTCGTCCTCTGACAGGGCGCGTTGTCGGCCCAGCCTGTCCAATAGCTCCAGCATCATGGTATCGCCTGCGGGCGTGATGACGCGCGCAAGTTCGGTGATGTCGCCCCCCCTTGCCATTACCCGTCCCCTTGTGCTGCTGAAATCGCAGGGTCGCGGCGGGGGAAAACCTTCAACCGGACGACATTGTAAAGCTGCTCGACATCCACCAGCACGTCGCCAAGGAAATCCAGTTCAGCCATTGTCGGGTCTTTGGCGAGGCGCTCAACGTCGGCTTTCGATAGGTTGCCTTCCGAACCGTTCCACGTCGCTGTCAGCTTGATCTCGCTCATGCTCTCACCTTCCCTGCGTTGATTGCTGCGTTCACACAAAACACGATGTCGGCGTCCTTGACCTTCCACGTCGGGTAGAGCGCCCTCAATTGGTCCACGGTGTATCTCCCCATGCGGTAGTCGATCAGGTCGTTGGTCATCTTTTGGAAGGTCATCAGTCGGCGTAGGGCTGGCGGGTTTCGCGCGGCGGGGTGAGCGCAGCCTTGGCCTGTTGCACCAGGCGGGGCGGCATCGATCGCTGGTGGTCGCGGCGGTCAACGTAGTGCTGCGGCTTGCCACTGGGCAGCGTGCGGACGTTGACGAAATACTCCCAGCCATTGGCGATCACGAAGTTCATCGCGTTCATGGTGTAGCAGTAGGCGTTCAGGCCTTCGGGGTCGTACTTGGTGCCGCCACCGCCGTTGATGCCGTGCAGATCAATCGGGTTAGCCATTGAAGTTACCTTCCAATATTTTCTGAAAATTCCCGGCTTTCAGCATCCAGTCGAATGTGCAGCCCGCCCAATCTTTGTCGCCCCGCAGGAAGGGCGAACCACGGATGTTTCCAAACACGGTGCGGAAGTCATCGACGCTGTTTTGCCGAATACGGGCCTTCGCGGCTTGCCGCCTTGATGGGGTCATCTCTCGGCAGGTCGGGCGCCCAATCTCTTGAGCAACACCATTCCAAGATTCCATCAGATGTTCAGGCTTGAGTGCGTCGTCAGATGCACAAGAAGCTTTAGCTTCTAATCCTTCTGTATCTGTATCTGTCTCTTGGGGCGTTACTGAAACGTTTCGTTCACGTTTCACAGCGTTTCCGCGTTGTTTTTCCCTGTATTTTTTCACGCGGTCAGTGCTATTGTCGCTGCGGTATTGCAGTTCGTCCCATGCGAGCGGACACAGGGCTTCGTCGAGCAATCCGACCTCTTGCAAGCGCCGCCCGATCTCTTCCAGTTCGCGCGCCTGAACGCCGAGCTTTACCGCTATCTTGCGGGTGCGAAGGTCGCTCACAGGCTCGTCCAGAAGCCCGTCAGACTTGAGGCAGCACAAGGCGACGAAGTGCCACCGATCCTCAAAGGCGAGCAGGCGCAGCTTCTCGTCGTCCACGATGCGGCTGTAGAGCCTGAACCATTGCATCTGGCTCATTCGACCTCCACGATCACAGCGCCCGGTTTTTCAGGGGCGTGGAAATGGTAGCTGGGCAGAAAGCGGCTATCGTTGACGCCGAGCGCATCAGCGATGCCGTCAAAAATGGGCTTCATGCGATTAGGAAAATTGATGCGATCCCCGCGATGGTTCGGCGGGTAGAAATGCACCGTGACGCGGATATCACCGTCGAGCGGGACACAGATGTTGGCGTCGTTGGCAGTAACCATCGCCCGCTCGCGCCATTCCTTGGTTACAGCGGACTTACCGTGCCAGTTGCCCTTGGCGTGGCCTGACAGCGACGACGGCGGGAAAGGAAGCTCGATAGCCGTCACCCTGCCCTCCGCAGTCCGTGCAGAATGGTGGTGTGGTCGCGGTTGAGGATGCGACCGATGGACGACAGGGAGCGACCCTTGTCCCGTAGCGCCTTCATTGCGCGCCAGCGGACGATGCAAACCGAACGGACCTTTGACGGGCCGATCAGGTCAGCGGCTGTCAGGCCATGCGTCCGCGCGATCTGTGCGACCAGTTCAATGGGGGTTGACGCCATATAGGCGGGAGGGGTGTACCAGGAGGGGATCATTTGCCGCGCCTCCCCAAGTCCCACGCGAGCGCGAGACGGTGGATTGTCGCCTTGCTACGGCGAAACTTGGCGGCGATGTTGTCGTAGGACACCAGCGGCCATTGTTTCAGGTCCGCCAGTATCGCATCGCGCTCGTCGGGGGACATCCTCAACGCCATCCCAGCGACCTCCGATAGTAATCAGGGTGAACGCCGCACTCTTTCGAGCGGGCAGCAACAAAGGCGTCGATCTTGCGGCCAAGCGTCCCGTCATCGACCAAGCCGGTGTGAGGCGTGTACGGACCAAGCGCGGTGTCTTTGGACGTGCCGATACGGCGGGGCTGTGACATGCCGCGGTGAAGGGCGATGATGTCCCTGTCCGTGATGTTGGGGCAGATCATGGTGCGCGCCCATTGGCCGACCTTGCGCGGCTCCATGTAGCCCAGCGCGCGGCGGATCATGTGGTCTGAGCCGTTGGGGATCATTTCAGCTTCTCCGCCAAGTCGGTGCGTCCAATCGCCAACGCGATGGCGTGGGCCTTTTCGCGGTATGTGATGGCGGGTTGCTTGACGTAGCGGACGTGTTCAACGACCAGCTTGCGCTTGGCTGCGCGGGTTTCGTCGAGCGAGCGAAGGGCGCGGGACCAGACGGCCATGATGTCGCCAAGTCCGAACATCACACCCGCTCCCCGTCCAGCACGGCGATGATCTGACCCATGCGACCGCGGCGTAAGCCCTCGGTCGGGCCTACGATGTCACGGATTGCGGATAGCTTGCGCTGGGTGGTGGTCAGAGCGTCAGCGCAGCGGGTGTGGGCGGATTTCTCTTCGCCCGCCCGCTTCGCCCACGCTTCCGCAGCAGACGAGACGATCTCAATTTCCTCGCCTAAATCGTTGATCAGGGTTTCGTCGAAAAGGCTACGGCGATCCAGTTTGCTGGCGGTCAGGAGCGCGCACGTACCAAAGCCGATGATGCCGCCTATACCTGCGGCTGCGATAAGGTCGATCATGCTGAGACTCCTAGGCGACGTTGAAGCGAGCGACCGGCAACCAGCCGACCGTGAACGCGCTTGAGCGGAATGAATTTGAGCGGCACGGCGATGAACAGCGGTTCTTCGTCAGGGATGCGCTCGACGTAGTGCGGCCCCGTCATCACGTCGCGAAAGGTCCAGTCCTTCATGCTGCCCGTTCCTTCCTGATAGCGATGCAGCGAGCTTTCAGAGACGCCAGCGCCTCCATTGCCGCATCAATCTCGCCCTCGACGCTGAGAGCCTCGCAATCGGTGATGGCCTTGCCTCCGGGGCTGCTATCCGCCGTGACGACTGCCAGCTTGTGGACAGCGCCAGCAGTGCTAGGCAGGGCGTCGGTGTCGCACTTGGCTACGATGGGGACGCTGCGGCGGTCGAAGTGACCAAGCAGGCTTTCCAGCGCCAAGGGATCGACGGCGAGCAGGTTGAACAGCGTGTGTGCCGATAGCTTGCCGTTGCGGTTGCGCGCGTTGCCAATCGTGGCTGCGCTGCACCCGATGACATCGGCCAAGTCCTGATCGGTCGCGCCGGTCGATAGCTGAACACGGCGCACCGCGTCAGATGTCAGGGCTTCCAGCAAACTTTGAGTGAGCAAGGAAGAATTGCCCAGCCTTATGGGCGCAGATGTCGCCATAACTAACTCCTATGGAAAGGACGAAAATCGATGAAGCGGGCCGTGATGGCCCCGCGAATGCCCCCGAGAGTGATGGGGATGACGAGCGAGCGCGTTTGATCGGGGAGATAGTCAGGGACTTCGTGACCAGTCTCGGACCCGACCGGGCCATGACGCCCGACGCGGTGGTGATTATCGAGGGAGGGGCAGTCGGACCCCTCCCCCACCTGCGCGGAGAGGTCACGCGCGGGATTGTGTTGGATGCCCCCCAGCATGGTTACGCTGGCTGTTCGGCGAGCAACTGCTCGACCGCTGGACGCCGCGCATCAGGGATGCGGTTGCGATCCCACCAGCCTTGGACAGTCGTATGATTTCGATGGCCCAGCTTGCGAGCTACAGGGCGGATACCGCCAAGCCGTTTCAGGATTTCGATATCGGTCATTCGCTTGATGTACACATGGAGCGTACATCTTGCAAGCGTTCATTGTACGCACAACTGAACGTAGATTGTGGACACGCCGCGACGCATAATGATAGCATGGCAAACGAATCAATTGGGGAGCGGCTGAAACACATTCAGATTCGCTCGGGCCGCTCATATGATGAGATTGCGAAGACGGCTGGCCTCGCGGGCCGTTCGTCTGTTCAACGCTACTTTAGTGCAGACTTCGACGGCCCTCTCTCCCCTGCCGTGGCGAAGAACCTGGCGAAGGGGTTTGAAGGGACTGGAATAGAAACAGCGGAGATATGGGCGATGGCAGACATTCCCATGCCAAACGCCTCCGCCGCGTTATCGGTCGGCCTCGAAACCGACGGGCGCGACATTCCCGTCTACGGAACGGCCCTAGGCTCGCCAATTGACATTGGGGGTATAGCGGTGGAACAGACTGAATTGAATAGTTACGACGTCATCGATCATTTCCGACGCCCTGCGGCGCTGCGGGGGCGTAAGGATGTCTACGGCGTTTATATTCAAGGATCGTCCATGGCCCCGCGATTCCAAGAGGGCGAGATCGCCCTCGTAGACGCCAAGCGACCGCCCCAAGTTGGGGATGATGTCTTAGTTTATACCTGCGAACCAGAGGACGAAGGCGAGAGGCTATCAGCCTGCCTTATCAAGCGGCTGGTGCGTCGGACGGCTCACCACATCGAGCTGGAGCAGTTCAACCCCGCCCACACGTTCAAGCTGGAGAGGTCGCGCATCAAAGAGGTGCACCGCGTCATCCCGTGGACGGAGTTGCTCGCCTAATAGCGGGGTTTCGGCGGCGCCTTCGGCTTATAGGTCGGCGGCGTGTAAGGCCGGAACTTCGGAGCGGGCGGGATCGAGTACGGATCAACCGTACCTTTCTTGCCGGTATAGGGGTTGTAATTCGGCGATGTTGAATAGTTGTCGCTCGGCGACCGGTTCGGTGCGGTCCTGTAGTGGCCCTGCACATAGGTTCCGTCCGAGCGCACATGCGGCTTGACGTAGGTGTCTTGCGCGGAGGCGGTCGTGGTAACGCACAGGCTCGCGGCGATCAGAATAGCGGCTTTCATGGCTTTCCCCTTCGCCGCCACTATCACAAATATTCGGTACGTTTCATACGTTTAGCAACTGTACGAAAATAATGTACGCATGATGTGTTGACAGACGTACACCGCTGACGTACACCGGCCTCACACCAACCCGTGAGGCCGAAACATGACGCACACCGAAACACCCGCTGCCACCCTCGCACAGTTCGAGGCAGTCAACGAGCTTCACCAGTCGCTCATCCGCATGGGTGACTTTGAAACCTGCGCCGATCCGCGCGGCTACATCCAGACGAGCAATCGCCTGTTCGACGCCTGCCTTGATGCTGGCATGGCCTTCGACACCCCCTCGCATGAAGATTGGGCGGCGGAGTTTATCGCCCTCGCCATGCTGTCGGCTGACATGGTCGAAGATGAGTCTTCGCGTTACGCGGTTCGCATCCACGGCTTCCATTCCGAAATCCTTATGGATGGTCGGCTCAAGGAAATCATCTCTTGGGACCGCGACGGAAGCCGCGCCCGTCAGCTTGTTGCTGGATGGGAGCGCTGCGCATGACCTACATTTCGCCCACCCTCCGCGCTGCTCACGATGCTAATCGTGCTGCTATCGGACGGTCGCTGTCTTACGAACGCGCCCGCATGTCGGCTGCATCGCTGCCGTCAGAGGATCGGCTGGCGCTGGCAATTCACCTGATCGACCACTTGAGCCATGTCGATGACGACGCTCGGAATGAGGCTGTGGACGTGCTCGGAGGCCTCCTGTGAGCGCGGCGCACACTCCGGGGCCGTGGAAGCTCTCGACGCCCCAAAAGGACTGGAACGGCGATTACACGCTTTTCGAGATCCACTGGTCCGATGCTGGTGAATGTATCGCAGAGTTTGTCCACGGTGAAGCGGATGCCCGCCTGATCGCCGCTGCGCCCGAATTGCTCACGCAGCTCGAATACGCCGTCAAATTGCTCGGGGCTTTCCCAGCCCTCAACGGCACGGCGCAGGTTCAGTCTATGCGCGCCGCCATCGCCAAAGCCCTTGGTCGCACCCCTAATGAGATTGGAGACGAAGGATGAGCGGTTTGATCGCACATGTGACCCAAGACGCGCGCGAGGCAGCGGCTGCTTGGGCCAAGCTAAACTCCCGCTCGCAGCAGGCAGCGAACATCCTGCGTGGTTCTTGCGACACGGCCCCTATCGTCCAAGCCTTCGCCGAGTTTGAGCGTACTATACTCGCCGGACGCACTGATATTGGGGAGAAAGACATCATCTTTTGCCCACAATGCGAAGGCGAAGGGGGCTACCCCGATGGGCTGGACGATGCGGCCTGCCATACGGACTGTACCCGATGCGACGGCAGCGGCTGGATCGTCGATCTCGCCGCACGGGAGCAAGGCAAGTGATCCGCGAAACCCCACTCGAAGCCCCAGACGTAGCCCTCTGGGACCGTCACAGCAACATATGGGACTCAGTGATGTCAACATTGCTCGACCGTCCGCTGCCCACCGTATTGAGCGCGCCCTGCGGTGACTGCGGCAAGTTTGAGATCGTCTGCGATTGCATGGAGAATGATGATGACGCATGTTGAAAAGTTGCGCGCTGCCAAGTCATTCATCGACACGCCCGACAAGTGGACGCGCGAAGTGAGTGCCCGCGACAAGTTCGGACAGCCCGCAAGCGATTACGAAGAAGATGCCGTCTGCTTTTGCATCATCGGTGCCGCGATGCGCGCTGATGCGTCGCTTGATCGCCACCTTCGCAAATGCCTCCCGGAATGGGCAGAGGGCAGCTTCATTGATTTTAACGATCATGAAGAAACAACCCACGCCGACGTGATGGCGCTGTTCGACCGCGCGATTGAGATGGCGGAGTCTGGTCAATGATCCGCGCCTTCACACGCCACACCCGCCTTACCCGTAAACCCTCAATAGTAGGTACAGGGGGGTGGTTGGTTATTCCTATGGCCTTGGGGATGGGGTTTATTTTGACTGGAATGATCCAGTGACGGCGATGCCTACGGAATGGAAGCGCCTGCCGCTTTCTCCTTATCGGGCATATGAGGTGTCAGATGATGGCCGCATTCGCCGCGATGGTCGTGAGCTAAAGGGCTACGTTGACCGCTACGGCTACCGCACTGTTCTTCTGTCCTACGCGGGGCTGCCCCGGCGCTTCTCGGTTAGTCGCCTCGTCTGCCTGACTTTCCACGGCCCTGCGCCGGAAGGAAGGGAGGTGGCTCACCTAGACGGTGACAAGACAAACAACGCTGCCGCCAACCTCGCATGGGTCACGCATCGCGAAAACAACGACCACAAGCGCGCTCACGGAACGCATCAAGCTGGTGCCAACCATCCACGCGCCAAACTCACCAGCGAGCAAGTCGCAGACATACGCGCAGCCGTTGGCAGTGGGTCTGAAATCGGGAGGCGGTTTGGGATCAACAAATCTCAGGTCTCTCGCATCAAAACGGGGGCGCGCTGGAATGGATAACAAGCCGCTGCGCGTCTCGCCGGTTCCCGCTTCAATCGCTATCGCAAGAGGAGTTTCAACATGACAGCACAGTCAAAGATCGAGCCGTCGCTCGCATCCGCCTACATCGCCGCCTTCGCCGACATTGAAGGAGTGACCAAGGACGCGCTAGGCCAAGTTGGCCAGCAGAAATACAAGTATGCTGACCTTGGCAGCGTTATTGGCGCGATCAAGCCAGTCTTGATCCGGCACGGTCTTGCCTTCACCCAACCGTGTGAACCGTCGCCCAGCGGCGTGACCGTCCGCACCGTCCTGCACCATGGCAGCGGCGAGACGATGGACCTTGGCAGCCTGTTCGTTCCCGCCAACAAGCAGGACGCGCAGGGCTTTGGCTCCGCGCTCACCTATGCCCGTCGCTATGCGCTGGTGTCGGCCTTCGGTGTGCCGACTGAGGATGACGATGGTAACGCTGCTGGCGCGTCTCTGAGCAAGACGGCGGCAGCACCAAAGCGCGAAAAGGTCGCGTTCCCG